AGCATGACCGAGGACGAGCTGATGGCGTTGCCGGCGTCGGCGCTGGATAAGCTGCTCGGCAACACGCTCTGAAGACGCCTCGACGTGATACAAAAGCCCGCACAAGGCGGGCTTTTCCTTGACCAGAATATTTGGCAGTGCCAAACTTTAGCCATGACGCCAACCCGCGCGACAGACGGGTAAAAGGGTCGCTCCCTCCACCAGCGCACATCTCTCGGTAGCTCCCACGACACGGGGCGAGGCACTCGATGAATCCATTTCAACGAGCCGCGCCAACCGAGAACTGCGTGGGCGTGGCGGGGAGATTGGCCGCATGGCTAAGACCAACTTTGCTGCTCTGACCACGGAGCAGAAGACCGCGTGGGGTATGGCCTTCTGGCACCACGCTCGCAACAACGCCTTCATTTCGCGCTTCCTGGGCAAAGGCCCGAACTCCATGATTCAGCACATCACTGAGCTGACCAAGGGAGCCAAGGGCGCGCGTGCCGTTCTGACCCTGCTGGCCGACCTGCGCGGCGACGGTGTGGTCGGTGACTACGACCTGGAGAACAACGAAGAAGCGCTGTCCAGCTTCGATACCGTGATCCAGATCGACCAGCTGCGTCACGCCAACCGCCTGGCCGGCAAGATGGCCGACCAGAAGTCCATCGTGAACTTCCGCAACGCCTCCCGCGATGCCCTGGGCTACTGGGCCGCTGACCGTATCGACCAGCTGGCCTTCCTGAGCCTGGCCTCTGTCGGCTACGCCTTCAACACCAACGGCTCCCGCCGCCCGGTCAAGGCCACGGGCCAGAACCTGGCCGACCTGGAGTTCGCCCCGAGCAACCCGGCGCCGACCGCCAACCGCTGCTTCCGCCTGACCGCCAACGGCATCGCCAGCGGCACCGGCTTCGACGCCGCCGACGGCACTCTGGAGCCGCTGAGCTACAAGGCCTTGGTGCGCCTCAAGGCCGCCGCCAAGGACAGCTATATCCGTCCGATCAAGGGTGGCAAGGGTGGCGAGCTGTACCACGTGTTCGTGACCCCGCAGGGCATGGCCGATCTGCGCCTCGACCCGGACTTCCTGGCCAACATCCGCAACGCCGGCGTGCGCGGTGACAGCAACCCGCTGTTCTCCGGTGCCGACAGCGTGCTGGTCGACGGCCTGGTGGTCCACGAGTACCGCCACGTGTTCAACACCGTGGGTGCGGCCGCCGGCGACGGCTTCGGTGCCACCACCGGCGCCGACAAGGGCCAGCGCGTGCTGCTGTGTGGCGCGCAGGCACTGGGCATGGCCGACCTGGGGGTCGCCGAGTGGAACGAAGAAACCTTCGACTACGGCAACCAGCTGGGTATCGGCATCGGCAAGATCGTGGGTTTCCTCAAGCCGCAGTTCAAGGGGAACCTGTCCAGCTACGACACCAAGGAAGACTTCGGTGTGCTGACCCTGGACACCGGCCTGGCTGCTTACGCCTGATCAGGGGTGGGACTGGGTGGCCTCCGGGCCACCCTTTTTTGAGGACAGATAATGACCAAGTACGTTTCTGACACCACACAGGTGGTTTCCGTCCAGGGCGTTTCGGCGCTGTTTTTCGCCGGTGTGCCGCGCCCGCTGCGCGCGTCGCTGATCGGTGCCGCGATGGCGGCCGGTGTGCGCGAAGCCGGTGCCCCTGCCATTGATCTGCCGGCCCCGACCCCCGACGACGTGACCGTCGACGACGTGGTGGCGGCCATCCATGAACTGATGGCCGAGGGTGACGCGAAGCTGTTCGCCACCAACGGCGAACCCAAGCTCAATGCGCTCAAGGCGAAGGTCGGCAAGCCGGTCTCCGATGCCCTGCGCGACGAAGCCTGGGCCATTGTGAAGGCTGAGGGCTGATCCCATGCCAGTGCTGGCCAGCGACATCATCGACCGTGCCCAGACCATCGTCCAGGACAAGACGGGTGTGCGCTGGCCCTACCAGGAGCTGTTGCAGTGGCTCAATGATGGGCAGCGCGAGGTGGCGATCCACAAGCCGTCCGCGACCGCGCAGAACGACGTGATCCCGCTGCAACCGGGCACCCTGCAGAGCATCGGCGATGGCGGCCTGTGCCTGCTGCGCGTGATCCGCAACCTCAAGACGCCGGTGGGCACGCCGCGCGTCGGTGGCCGTGCCTGCCGCATCGTGGCCCGCGAGGTGCTGGATGCCCAGCATCCGAGCTGGCACGACCCGGATGTGTTCGCCTACACCAAGGAGGTGAAGCACTTCTGCTTCGACGAGTCGGACCCGACCCACTTCTACGTGTTTCCCGGCAATACCGGCGAGGGCGCGCTGGAGGCGGTGGTGTCGCGCAGCCCGGCCGATGTGGTGGTGTCCCCGGGCACCGACCCGAACAACCTGGCCGCCTACCGGCAGCCGATCACGATCCCGGACATCTACTCCAACTGCCTGCTGGACTACGTGCTGTTCCGCGCCTACTCCAAGGATGCGGACTACGCCGGCAACAGTGAGCGCAGCACGCATCACTACCAGGTCTTCGCCTCCAGCCTGGGGGTCAAGACCCAGGTCGAGGCGGTGGTGAGCCCGAACGCCAACCAGCGCGGCGTGGCGGTGTAAGCTATGCACTATGTCGATGAGCTGCTGCCCGAAGCGCTGATCGCCGCCCCCGGCTGCCCGGAGACGGTGGTCGAGCGCATGTTGCGCGTGGCGGCCACCGACTTCTACCGGGCCAGCCTGGCCTGGCGGGTGACCACCGAGGTAGTGCCGGTGATTGCCGGACGCCGCGACGTGGAGCTGGAGCTGCCGGCCGACACCACGCCGCTGCGCCTGTACTGGGTGCGCCTGGACGATGCGCCGCTGGACGCGATCAGCGAGCGCAACCTGCCGCCGGCGCGCGAGGGCACGCCGACCGGCTATGCCAAGCTCACCGACCACACCCTGCGCCTGGATCGCGTGCCGCAGGTGAACTACCGGCGCAACGGGCTGGTGGCCCACCTGGCCGTGACGCCGACCGTGCAGTGCGACGACCTGCCGGACGAGCTGTTCTATGCCCACCGCGACGGCATCCTCAGCGGCGGCGTGGCCCGGCTGATGGCCATGCCCAACGTGCTGTGGAGCAACCCGGCGCTGGCCCAGGCGCACTACGCGCTGATGGCCGACCACGTGACCCGCGCGCGGCGCGAGGCCGATGCGCTGTCCGCCCCGGTGGTGCGCAAGGTGCGTTATGGAGGCCTGTGATGACCGTCTTTCAGCGCGTGGAGCAGGTCCAGGACCTGCGTGATCACTACTCCCTGATCGAGCAGGCGTGCGAACGCCTGAATGCTCGCGCCCAGCGCGCGTTCTTCGCCCCGGATGTCTATGCCGACCTGCTGGAAGGGCGCGCCCGTGCGGTGCTGGCCTTCCAGGGCCAGCGCGCGGTGGGCTTCTTCGCTACGCGCCCGGGCACCGACAGTGAGGGACGCCCGACCCTGCTGGTCTGGCTGGCCTATGTGGTGCCGGGCACGCCGGGCGACGTGCTGCTGGCCGGTATGCACCTGGTCGAGCACATCGCCAAGGAGGACGGCCTGGGCTCGGTGGTCTTTGCCACGCAGCGCAAGGGCTGGCTGCGGGCGGCCGCGAAGCTGGGCTACCGACTGACCGAATACCGATTCGAGAAGGTGATCGCATGAGTGGAGGCGGCAGCAAGCCCGAGAAGGTCAAGGTCTCCGAGGGCGAAAAGCTCCAGGCCCAGACCGCCAAGGACCAGTACGCCTACTACCAGGGGCGGTACGTTCCCTTGGAGCGGCGTGGCATCGCCGATGCCATGCAGGACTACAGCCCGCGTCTGGCCGGGCAGGCCACCGCCGGCGCCATGCGTGCCACAACCGGCAGCCTGCGCGACGCCGCCCTGGGTGGCCCGGTGGACAGCGGGGTGCTGGGTGGCGGCCTGACCCAGAGCTTCGTGGACGCCTCGGCCGCCGGTCGGCGCGAGCGCGATGACCGCCGCCTGGACATGCTGGGCGTGGGCCGGGGGGTGTCCTCCGACGCCTCGCAGACCCTGGGCAGCGCGGCGCGTCTACAGACCAACGCCGCCATTGACGATGTGCAGAGCCGGCTGGCCGAGCAGCAGGCCAAGAACTCGACGCGCCTGGCCATCGTGGGTGCGGGCGCAACCCTTGCCGGGGCCTACGGCACCAAGGCGCTGATGAACAGCCGCGCGAACGAGCAGGTCCTGCAGAACAGCCTGAGCCTGGGCAGTGCCGCGTCGGGTTACACCGGCGCCGGCTTCAAGAACTTCGTGGCCGCGCAGCGCGCGGGGGGAGGCCGGTAATGGCAGGGGGCGGTGGTGGCCGCGTCGGCGGCGGCCGGGTGACCGTGAAGGGCGTGGCTACCCAGGCCAGTGCCAGCGACACGCCGCTGGCCGATGAGATGGCGCGCATCTCGCGCGCCGAGTTCGAGCGCTACCTGGCCGACTACCGGCCGCTGGAGGAAGCGACCATCAGCTCCCTCGACGAGTCGAGCGAGGCGGCGGCAATGGGCCGCGCGGTGACCGACCAGGCTCGGGCACGCAGCGCGCTGGAGCGGATGCGCGGTCGCTACGGCACCGAGGTGAACCCGGCGACGATGGCCGCCGAGGCGCGGCAGAACAGCCTGTCCGGTGCCCTGAACACACTGACCGCCGGTAACACGGCGCAGCTGGCCGATCTGGATAACCAGCGGCAGACCCTTTCCGGCCTGCTCAACGTCGGCCAGTCCCTGCGCCAGGAGTCGATGGGCAACTACAGCGCGGCGTCTGGCCTGGAGGGTGCGCGCCACTCGGCCAACCAGGCCAATGCTGCGGCGGCCAAACAGCAGCGGGCCAGCAACCGCAACGCGATGATCCAGGCGGGTGTCTCGCTGGGCGCCGCCGCACTCTTTGCGTTCTGATTCGGGAGACCAGCATGTCGGATTACTTGGGAGCGGTGCTGCGGGGCCTGGAGTCGGGCAGCCGGATCGGCCTGGGCGCCTATGAAATGGAGCAGCGCATCGCGCGCGAGAAGCGCCTGGACGACCGCCAGGCCCAGCGTGACGCCATCGCCGACCAGCAATGGACGCAGACCTACGACCTGAACGTGCAGCAGCAGAACGATGCGCGTACTTTCCGCGAGGGCCAGCTCGGGCTGATGCGCGACGCCCACAACCTGCTCGAACGCAAGTACGGCGACGCACGGGCCGACAAGGCGCGCATTGAGCACATCCAGCGCATGGAGGGCCACGCCCAGCGCCTGTTCACCGGCGACGACGGCCTGCCGGTGACCAACGCCCAGGCCCTGGCGCAGAAGATCAATGCCTCGCAGGGCCGGGACCTGAACCTGCTGCTGGACCTGGCGGTCGAGCGCGGCTTGATCCCAGCCGAGCGCCGCACCCACTACAAGGGCGGCGAGGTGATGGTCGGCCCCAACGGTGGGCTGGTGATTCGCCTGGAGGGCAAGAGCGGCGAGGGCAAGCCGATCACCGACAAGGCCTACCTGTCCGAGCGCGGCACGTCCGACCCGGACGACCCGATCATGGAGATCCCGGTCCATGCGCTGGGCCAGATGGCCCTGGGTGACCAGTATGTGGCTGCGCAGCGTGCCGTTACGCTGGGTGCCGAGCGTTTGCAGGCCCAGCGTGTCAGTCTGTCCGGCCTAGTGGACGATCAGGTCCGCCGGGCGGGGGGAACCCCCGAACACATCGCGGCGCTGGAGGCCGAGCTGGCCCAGGCCGAGGCCGGACTGTCCGCCGCAGACGCAGAAGTGGGCCTGGGGCGCGCGGCGCTCAACGCCAAGTACGGCAACAAGCTCTTTGGCGAGGGTGGCATGGTCGGTTCGGGTTCGCGCGGCTTGACCGAAACCCCGGAGGGATATGCCGCACGCCTGCGGGCCGAGGCACAGGGCGTGGTGGATGCGAAGCGCGCCGGCCTAAGCGCCGCGCAGAGCCAGCGACCGCTGTTCGAGGCGGCTGCCGAGCAGCAACTGGGTGACTTCCAGCAGCGCGAGCGGTCGGCGCGCCTGTCGCTGGGCGACGCCGGCTACCTGGCCGGGGTAGCCGCCGAACCCGCCGCCCGTGCCAAGCGCGCCGAGCAGGCGACCAAGTTCCGGGGCGATCTGGCCAAGTCGGTGGCCAACGCGGTGCATATCAACAAGGACGACCAGGAGGCCATTTCCAAGGCGGACCTGATGGCCGCGATCAACGCCCTGGACCCGGCGATCCTGGACATGGCCGCCGAGCGCGGCGACGCCCAGGGCGCGGTGATGCGCGCGGCCCAGGACATGGTGCGCTTCGGCATGAACGGCGGCCTGGAGGGCTTCATCATGGCGCAGGCCCAGGGTATCCCGGCCCAGGCCTATGCCGAGGCGTATGCGCAGCTGACCGACAAGGACCCGCAGCTGCGTGCGCAGAAGGCGCTGATGCTCGCCCAGCGCGGCGCTGCCCGGTAGTTCAAGCCATTCAGGTCAAAATAGCCAGTTGACAGTATACTGAAACCGATATAATCTTCCGCTCGCAACACAGCAACACAGCAACACAGCAACACAGCAACACAGCAACACAGCAACA